ATGTTCATCGATTGGCTCACGATTTCGCAGGAGCACGACCACGATCTACCGATCGTTGGCAACATCGTGCACCTGACGGTTGACGAGAATACCAATCAGGTTTTGAGCACATGCCGTCCCCGTTTCAAACATGAGGGTAGTTTTTCCACCTCAATTACGATTCATATTCAGGGCCGAAAAATCCGGGTTGAGGGAAATCCCAGTCGGGTAGGGCGTCTAGACAATTTGTTTGGGCACCAGACCATTGAACAATGTGTTTCTGTTTACAACGCATTGCTTCGAGAGTACGGGCTTCCTGGTTTTTCTCGTTGTACTCGGCTTGATATTCGTCAGGGTGTTTCAGGCGCTAAATCAGGTGACCGAATCGCTGATGGGGCAAAGATTGAACGTATTGATCTTACGACCAATGTGGCTTTAGGGGAGGGCAACGTAATTGCTTATTTGCGCGGTGTTTCGAGTCAGCGCATTGGGCACTCCATCGGCTTTTTGTATCCAAATGGCCGCACTGTTGCTTGGACTCCTAAAGGCAATGGTAAAGGCGGCCGCCTTCAATATCGCAAAGCTTACGATAAGGCTTTCGAGATGGAGCAAAACTGCCTGCCGAAGATAAAACGTGTCTTTGGTGAGTCTTCAGAAGAATACAAATATGTTAAGCGGGTTAGAGATTACTGCGCTCAAGAAGGCGTAGTCCGCATGGAACAAGAACTAAAAAGTGAATTCTTACAGCGTGAAGCCCTTTGTTATTGGGGTTTATTTGATGAAAGGCGTTTGGCCGAACTCCACAGTGAGTTTCTTAAGATAGATGAAAAGTTAAAGGTGACAGCAATGGACATCGTTAGCATTAGCGAACAACTCTTAGCTGAAAATATTGTTGACTCCACTCGTTCTGCGAATACAACAGCGATGTATGCAATTCAGTGGATGACCGGCCAGCGGTTTGATTTCGCTAAGAAGCAGGTGCAAACCCATGCTGCACGACTTAATAAAATTGGTATTAATATTCGAAATGCTTGCGACACAAGCCGTTTTGCTCCGGTGTTTGTTCGTCAGTGTCGTGAAGTCACCAAAAGTACTTTGGCTGTCCCCGTTTGGTATCAACGTGCGAACCATCTGCAGCAGGTCGCAGCGTGAGAACCGTAGATTTTCAAGGTACTCAGCTTAGTTCTGGTCAGCGTCGTCGTCTTGCTGATCAGAAAAAAGTTGCAGCCTCAATGCCAAATGTAATTGCTCAACAGATTACTGAAACACTCGAACTGCTTGAAAAACGCAAAGAGCAGGGCGTCAAAGTAGAGTCTATTTGGTCTGTAGAGCGCCAAGAGACCGGAACAATCTGTGTTGCTGAATGGATGGGTTTCTAATGGATAAGAAGCAATTTCAGGTTCTTCGTTGGAATGTCGAGGCTGATATTCGCAACTATGTGACAGATGAAGCATTGGTTAAAAGCATTGTAGACAACGTTATGCGGACTGTATTGGCCGACTTCTCTAATCAGGCTGTTATTAGGCAACGCAATAAACGTCATTTTCTAACCTTCAGGCGCAACCCTGAAGCCATTGTGCCCAGTTGGGCATACCGTAAGCCTGGCACTGTTCCTGGCTTTCCAACTCTGAGATAAGGGCATTACATGTCAAACGTTATCGTTGTTGAAGTAACTGGTAATCACCGCAGTGGTACTGCCGCTAAATCTGGTAAGCCATACTGTATGTTTGAAGCATACGCTCACTTGCCGAATATCCCGTACCCGCAGAAGTGTACCTTCTACGCAGAAACTCCCCAGCAGGTTCCTCAGCCTGGAAAGTATGAGTGTGATGTTATTGCGCAAGTTCGTGATGACCGTCTTATTTTTGAAGTTGATCCTCGTCAAGGCCGTCGTGTTAGCACCGCTTCTGCACAAGTTGGTGCAGTTAAGAGTTAAATCGAGATGTCTGGTTTTGTTCGCTGCACTGGCGAGCTAAAAGCTGAGGGTGGTTATCCTCAGTGTTCGGGATCTTGGGAGGTTGTTCAAGTTCAACCTCCCTTTGATCCATCCCAGCTAGATCCAATTATCTTGGGTCAAGCATTCGGCGCCGGATTTACCTTGGTAGCAACCTTCATGGTTTTTGCTATGGGTATTCGTGCGTTTTTAAACTTAATTAAATCAAGTTGAGGCTTTTATGCTTAAAAAAATCGGAAAGAAAAGTGCAGCTGCTGTTTTCTTCACTGCCGCAATTTCGGCTAATGCGTTCGCAGCGGGTACGACCTGGGATTACTCAAGCCTGACATCTAGCGTCGATTTCTCCACGATTAGTGTTGGTGTTCTGGCTGTAGCGGCATTACTTGCTGCTGTTTATGCTGGCATCAAAGGCGCAAAAATCGTTCTCGCTTTCTTGCGTTAAGAGCGTTGCTTAACAAAGGGCTCTTCGTGAGCCCTTTTTAATACATTTGGTTAAATATTGAGATTATATCCATAATGGATCAGCTCTATTATTTTTCAATGTTTGTCATTGGCTCAAGTTGCGCTTTCGCTGTTTTCTGGGGTTGGTGACGTGAGAAAACTATTTTTATTTATCTTTTTTGCTTTATTTGATCTCTCCTTCAATAGTGCTTTTGCAGTCGAGGCAAAATATAGCTGCCATTACGATCTCAACCCGAATATTTATTTGGGTAAAGATATGTGTAAAGATCATGGGTATATTTACTCAAGCCCTGTTGCAGCTGCTAAAGCTCTTGGCCTTGCTCAAGAACAATATCAACGTGAGGCATGGTCATCCGACTTTATTTCTTTTTTTAGGACCAATCCGGAGTGTATAAAATTATCGACGCCTTATTATGCATTTAGCTGTACTTATACAGCCTCGTTAAAGCGTAAAGATCGTGATGGTAAAATCATCACCGGCAACTATGAGACTTTCTATGTGTCTGTTGCTGCTCAACACTCCTGCCAAGAAGCCACTGTTCTTAAGGGCTCTATAGGTCCTGTCATTCCTTCTCAGACAGATGGAAAGCGTTATGTGCTTTCTCAATCACCTGGCGAGACTGTTTGTACGTCATCTTGCAACTACAACTTTAAGGCTACAGAAAAGTGCTATTTAACAATAGGCTCTCAAACGGAAGGTTTCTGCAATTTTAACTATGTTCTAAAAACAATTAATGGTGTTGAGTCAACCTGCATTACCGACCCTAACATTAAACCTGCTGAGATCGGCGATGAGCTTGGTGATAAGTGCCCAGAGGGTTATGAATTTGCTAATGGCTCCAAGATGTGTACGCCAATTCCTTGCCCTGAAGGCTTTGAGCGGTTAGATGGTGGTGGAACTTGTACGGCTATCCCTGGGACGCCAGGTGGTGGTGACCCTAATCCGGACGGCGGTACAAATCCTGGTGCTGGTGATGGTGGACCCAATCCCGGTGGTGGTACTAACCCAGGTTCCGATGGAGGGACCAATCCTGGCGACGGTAATGGAGGTATTAACCCAGGTGGAAATGGAGGTGCTAATCCTGGTGGTAACGGTGGTACTAATCCTGGTGGTAGTGACGATGGTAAAAATCCCGGTGTGGAGACTTTTACTAACCCTGGATATTTAGACTTGTCCGCTTCAGTGGCTGGTCGTGGTGATCAAGTCAAATCGCAAGTTATGGATATGAAGCAAAAAATGGTTTCGTCTAACACTTTCACGGCTGCCAAAACAGCTTATAGCGCATCCTCACATGCTTCAGCTATTTGCCCTGTTGGTTCAGTGACTTTGTTTGCAAAGGAAATTGTTTTTGATAGCCACTGCAAATTGTTTTTGCTTATAGCTCCGGTCTTGAAAGCAGTTTTCATCGCTATTTGGTCTTTTCTTGCCGTTCGTATCGTCCTGACTGCTTGAGGTGATGTATGTTGTCTTCACTTGCTTCGTGGTTTAAATCAATTTTCGAGCAAATTGCAACTTGGATAATCGACGTCATTTTCATGGTGTTCGGTTGGATGTGGGATGCTCTTATGTTTCTGCTCGATTCTCTTGGGCTGGCTGATCAAATCCGAACATCTGCAACTGCTTTTGATGGTATCCCAGATTCTGTCTGGTATTTTATGAATATTTTCCAAATTCAGTTTGGCCTGGGTTTCATACTTGTTGCGTATCTTATTCGTTTCATGATTCGTCGTATTCCGGTGATCGGCTAATGGCTATTCATGCTTGTTGGTAAACCAGGACACGGAAAGACCTATGGAGTCGTCGAGCGTGTTGTTATTCCATCGCTCAAGCAGGGCCGGCATGTTGTGACCAACATTCCATTGAATGCTGACGAATTGCTGGCTGATTTTGGCGGAACCATTCAGCAATTGCCTATTGATTGGTTTGAACTTCCTGACTTATCTGAATACGTACTTAATGGTTGTGTTTTAATCATTGACGAAGCATGGCGTCGTTGGCCTCAGGGTCAGAAATCTAATCAAGCTAATCCTTGGGATAAAACTTTATTAGCTGAGCACCGTCACATGGTTGACGCGAGAAATAACTCGATGCGTATTGTCATAGTTACTCAGGATCTTTCTCAGATTCCAAGCTGGGCAAGAACTCTTATTGAAACTACATTTCGCGTCGTCAAAATATCCAAAAAGCTTTATCGGGTTGATGTTTATTCGGGTGTTGTTACAGGTGATAAACCACCTGTTTCTAACAGAATCCGACAATTCCCGGGTCGCTTCGACAAGGCTATTCAGTGTTATTACCAATCAGCTACCCATTCCGCTACTGGTACTGTTGGTGATGAGTCTGTGGCTGACAAAAGTGCATCTTTTTTACGGTCATATGGATTATGGTCGTTAATTGCTATTGTCGTTTTGGGTTTGCTTTTCGGAATTTTTGGTATCAAGAGTTTTTTCAGCAATTCATCTGTCCAGGTGCATCAGGATTTACCTCAGCAAAAAACTGTAGATCAGGTTCAGGCGTCTAAACTTGCTCCTATTGCTCCACCTGTTATCTATTCAGAGTCTTGGCGGCTGACCGGATTTGTCCATCCATCTGAACCTGATCCTAATGCAAAATTTGATTCTTCTGTTGCCGTGCTGGTCGATAACTCCGGTCATACGCGTTACATATCGTTTTCAGCCTGTCGTTTTTTCTCTGATTTCAAAGAGGCTTATTGTGATGTAGATGGTGAACGTGTCACCACTTGGACAACACAAAAATCCTCATTTGCTATGCCTCCCATTATCGGGGGCTTAGGCGGTGGGGCAGCTCAGCGTAGCGCAAGCAGCCCATCCGGCTAAGCCAACCCTTATCTAGGTATATTTATGAAGACTTTACGCTCTTTCCTGCTTGCTGTTCTTCTAGCGGCCACTTTTTCTATTTTTGCTAATGATCAAAGGATGAACTTTGATTTTGATGCTATTCCGACGAAAACCGCATTACAGCTTATTGCAGACTTTTCACGGCTCAATTTGATTGGTGCAGATGATGTTGACGGCACTCTTACAATGCGCATGAAAGATGTTACTTGGCAGGATGCTCTAGAGTACGTTGCAAAAACTAAAAACCTTCATCATTCAATTGAGGGTAGTGTTTTATATGTCTCCCGTGATCCCAAGTATTTTGACCTTCTTGATTCGCCTTTGCCGGTGAGCAGGGACGATAACAAAAATACGATTTTCAACATAAAACACATGCTTGCGTCTGAGGCCATTGAAGGGTTTCCGCTTTTCTCCAAAGAATTCAATCAAGAATCTCTTGCTGCGAATGATGCTTCAGGCGTTGTAGTGGCTCGTCTTTCCCCACCCCGGATCGAGGAGTTGGCCACGTATCTTCGGGCCGTGGATTTTCCTCGTGCTCAGCTGATGATTGAGTCGCGGATCGTTGAGGTGGATCGGTCTTTTTCCAAACAACTTGGTGTTAATTGGTCTGGAACCATCAACGCCGGAAATTTTGTAGGAAAAACTGCTGGTACTTTTGTTGATACCGGTTCTTTACCTGTTAGTGGTGGCATTGGCTTTGTCTCCAGCTCAGCGATTCTGGATCTGGAATTAGCTGCGATGGAGAAGGGTGGGTATGGAAAGGTTATATCTCGACCAAACGTCTTTGCCCGCGATAAGCAACAAGCTCGGATCGTAAAAGGTACCGAGGTTCCTTATCAGCAGACTGCAGGGCAGGGGGCTACTTCAACCTCATTTAAGGAGGCTGCGCTTTCTCTCGATGTGACTCCATTTGTCGATGACACTGGCGTAAGGCTCGACATCAAGCTTGCCAAGGATGAGCCTGATTTTGCCAACGCGCTCAATGGTGTTCCGCCGATTAAAACGGTCTCTCTAGCCTCAAATGTCCGCGTGAAGCTCGGTGCCACCGTTGCGCTTGGTGGTGTGTACTCGACCATTGAGACAACACAGGAGCATCGCGTTCCTGGTCTTGCTTCGATCCCGTTTCTTGGTCGTATTTTCCGTTATGAAACGCAATCGACCTCGACAGCGGAGCTGATTCTTTTCATTACTCCAACATTGGTTCCGCCGGCTGATGTTGCTCAAACTATTTAAAGTGCTCGCTTATAACTAAACTAAATGATTATTTAGTATAGTTATTTCTTGATCGAATATAATAAGGGTAGGGTAGCTCATTCGCTCTATTAAGGACCAGTGGCCCTGCTTGCTTTCCAGTCACTCAAGCTTCGCCATTTTGGTACCTTAAAGGTTGTCTGAAGCGTTTATTTCTCACTAATCAGCCACTACATATCAGATTATGGTACCTTTTTGCCTTCGCCACTCGGTTTGGAGGTCGCTATGCTGATCAAGATCCAAGACGCACCTGAGGAATTGGTGCAGACGTTGAAGGAAATCACGGGAGCTCAGACAGGCTCTAAGGCTTTCCTCCATGCAGCTGAGCTCATGCTTAAGCTGGATGCCATAACGGAGAAGCAAAGCACCGAGATCTTTGCACTGCGTCGTGAGCTGGAGCAGCATCGCATTCTCGTTCGATCACTCCAACAAAGCGCCCAGTCGATAGTTGAGCTAGCAGCGAAAGATCCCAAAACGATCAAAATTGATGCTGATGACGACTACGCCTGGTGGGCACCTGAAGAAACAGCTACGGGCTCGTAA